AGCAGATCACGATTTCTTCGCCGATCACGGTCAATGGTAGCGCCGGCACGCCGGAACAGAATGCCGACTTGGCGAAGCGCATGGCGCGCGAATATGAGCAGTCTATGCGCGGCATGATCGGGGATGAAATTCGCCGGCAGAGCCGGGCCGGAAACTTCCTCAACACTCGGAGTCGATGACGGAGGCTATTGGGCCTCAAGTTCGCGAGCCTCAAGCCATTCTCTTATTTCCACACACATTCGCCCTAGGAATGGATCGAAGAAAAGGTGCTCGGTCGCGCCCAACGGTGTGAAGGTGTAGAAAGCACCGTCCAAGATTGACCAAGTGCCGATGATCTCGCCATCGGCAACGGTAATCACGTCGCCGGCGTAGGTGTAGTTCTCACCCATGCCTTCAAAGATGAACGTCCAATGCTTGGGGATTTCCATGTCGTCTCCGCGTCCCTCGATTGCTACTGGACGGAAGGTGCGACGTAGGCGGTGAGCCGTAAAGCCCTCGGCAAGCGCGAAATCGATCCGCTGTCACTAACTGCACTCGGCCGAGGCGCAGCACTTCGAACCATTCAGTTGCGCAGATGCAACACATATCGGCCCTGCGCTGTTTGACTCATAGCGAGTCACTGGCGCGTTTCGTGCGCCGGGAGGCGTATCGACCTATCCGGCACCCGGAACGCCTCTCAGTGATTCGCTACGGCGGAAAGGCGGAACGATCCCTGTCCGACCGGAGATAGGTTCCGCGCCGGGAGCGCAGCGACCGGGCCGGAACCCTCTCGTATCGGCATGGGTGCTTCCCGCCCGGAGACGGTTAGAGAAGAACCGGAAGCGGTATCGTTCGCCCGCAGGAAATTAACTCTCCGGGAGATCGTTTCAAGCGACCGCGCCGCAAGGCGCGGGCAAGGCCGAAGGCCGCGCAGGGAGCCGCCGCAGGCGGCGAGTGTCTGGCTAGGTGCCTGCCGTGTCCGGCGACGTTATGGCAAATCGTTCGTCGTTTATTTGTTTCTTCTAATTAGTAGTTACTTACTACATGTATATATACGTGCCATAACGTCGCCGGACATTCAGGCCCTCCTAATATTAATTGATCCTAATTAGCCGCATCGTCGCCAGACAATTTGCCTTGATTTCGCCGCAATAATAATCCAACATTGGATTATTAAATGATGGAGCCAATCTTGACTAAGCCCGATTCCCTTCGCCTCTCTCCCCGCCGCCTCGAACAGCTTCACGGCATCGCGGGCGCGCTCAACCTTTCTGTAACTGAAGCCGTTGCTCACATGATCCGCAAGGAAGTCACTGCAGGGACGATCCCGGCAGGCGTGCCGGGCTTCCATGTCAGCAAGGAAGGCGATGGCGTAGCTATCCAGATCGATGACGGCCCTGCTAAGACTTATAGCGTGGACGGCGCGCGTGCGCTGGCTGCGGCCATCCGGGGGACTGTTGCGGGTGAAGCCAGCGTCTTCAGCGTCCAGCACGGTTACAGCTTTATCAGGCTCGGAAGGGGCTTCAAGCTCGCGGCACCGATGCCCGGCCCGGAAGTCAGCATGACCGGCGACCTTGCCATTGATCTTGCGGAGCAGATCGATATGGCCGCAGCATAAGAAAACCCCGGCGAGTGCTAGAGCGCCGGGGTATTCAAGGTCACAACCGCTTCCAAAGATTGTTCACTATGAATAGCAATTTCAAAGAAAATCGTCAACAGAAAGTGAACGATGCGCGTGCGGGCGTGTCCGGCGACGTTGTGGCGAATTTTGTGGCAAGCAGTCCGATTGATCCGAAGTTGGCGGGCGGCTTCGACCTGACCGACGATGATATCACTGAAATCGTCGCATACGATGAACAGTCGCAGCCTTCGCGCCACAAGGCGGCGTTTGATGCGTGGCAGGGCAAGCACCGGTCGGATATCGAGCGTAATCAGCGCAGCGGACATATCGCGCAGGCACTGGACGCCATTGACGAGCACCGGAAGACGCCGGAAGGCCGCGCCGACTACAACGCCAATCGCCGCGAGAAGCGCCGCAAGGACGCCGTGGCAGAGGGACGGACCATCAAGCCTCGCAAGCATTACGAGACGACGGACGAAAGCGCTCAGGCCCATGCGGGTGCGAAGCAGGCTTACAAGGATCGGCAGAAGATCGAATTTGCCTTAATGTCGCCGGACGAGCAGCAGGCCCTTCGCGACGAACAGGCGAGGAAGAAGCGGGAGCAGCGCAAGCGCAGGAAGGCCGAAGCCGCGAAGGCATTGGCCGACAAGGCTATCTTCTAATTTTTCCCGACGACCCACCGCGCTCGCCCGGCGATCCCGCTATATGTGTCATTGCCAGCCGGTTCTTCGTCCGGCTGGCACTCCAAATGGGTAGTTGCCCCGCACGGTTAGGGTATGGCCGTGCGGGGCATCTTTTTATCTGAAAATAAGTAAGTGCTTACTGAAGATTAGCAATGTAAAATCAATGTGTTAACGAGAGTTTACCTCTTGCCAAATCACTTCCGCCGAATCACATAGGGGAAGCTCAATCACGGGCAAGGACACATAGACATGCAGGCATCCGTATACTTCGACACCGACACCTACCATCACGCTCTCGACAAACTTGAGGCCATCGCCCGGACGTTCGATCCGGCAGCGCCCGATGACCTTCGCACCCGTCTTGTCGAAGTTCTCGGCGACCTCGGCATTTGGCCGGTCGATTGCGCAGAGGAAGATAAGCCGCGTCTGGTGGCGTGAAATAGGAATTAAATCTCCTATTCACCTATGGAAAACCAACTTGATATGTGACTAATGGGAAGTCCCCTTAGTCGCAGGGACGGAGCGGCGAGCGGTGTTCCGTCCCTGTCCAACCGTTAGACACGCGAAGGAGACACACATGGCAGCATCCAATCTCGCAACCATCGCAGACCTTGACGACGTTCTTGCCGACCTCGACCTGACCGGTCCGGCACCGGCCGTTGTGCCGGCCCCTGTCGCGCCGCTGGCCGTCGTGGCGTCGGTTCCCGCCCCGGCAACGGCGCTTGAAGAGTTTTATGGTTCGGTGGACAAGGCCCAGGCTGAAGAGCTTCGCGCCGTCGCGGCCCGCATCAAGGAGCGCGATAGGGCGGCGCGCGCTGCCATCATCGAAATCGGCAATGACCTTATCAACATCAAGGACGGTATGTTCGGTCATTTCGACAGGTGGCTGAAGCTCGAATTTAATATGTCGAAGGCGACCGCGTGGAACTACATCAACGTGGCTCAGGAATTCGGTAGCGTTCCGAAGGTGGTCGAAATCCTGCCGCCTGCAACGGTCTACAAACTGGCCGCGAAGGCGACCCCGGCAGACCTCCGCAAGACGATTGTGCTCGAAATCGAGGCCGGCACGGTCCCGGCGAAGGAAGACGTGGAGCGCCGTATCCTTATCGCCCGCAACGAGGCGGCAGAGGCAGAGCGCACCCGCAAGCAGGCAGAGCGCGAAGAGGCGGAAGCAGAGCGCCAGAAGCAGGAGGATGAGAAGGCTTGGCAGGCGCGAGCGAAGGAGCTTGCCGACGCCGGCAGGGCCGAAGCTGAAATCGAGAAGGAGCGCCGGGCATGGGATACGGCGAAAGCGAAGAAGGAACGCGAGAAGGATAAGCGCCAGCAGGCGAAGCAGGCGAAGTGGGAGAAGGAAGAGCGTCGGCGCGAAGAGTGGTATGCGGAACATGAGCGCCAGTGCCGGACCGGCCGTGAAGTGGCCGACCTCCTTCGCGAAGCCCTTGGTGATCGGTTCGAGACTTTCCGGTCCCTTATGGCCGATGCCGACGTGCACGAGTTCAAGAAGGCCGTCCTCGAACCGGCACGCCCTGCCGGCGAAGCTGCATAGCGCCGTCCATCGTCGGGACACGGTGCACGACTGGCGAGGCGGCAACCTCGCCAGTCTTTATCCTACCGGCCTTTAAAACCAATCCGCGAACCACTCCCCGTAGGTGCGCGGCGCGACTTTGACCTTGCGAATGCGGTTGTCGTTGCCGGACGGGTAGAGCACATAACCCATATCGCGGTCGCCATACTCGTCACTCGGCCTGCCGCACATTATCAGCAACTCGTCATCAGTGCCTTCTAGAGGCTCGTAGGACTTCACTTCTGGACAAGGGTAGTGGAAGCGAAGCACGATCTTTTTCAAAAACGCTTTGTTCTCAGCTTCCGTCATGGCGTTCGCCGGCACAATGCCTAGTGCCAGTCCGGCGACAGCAAGCATTAGCAGTTTGTTTTTCATGAGATTCTTCATGTGCGGGTTATCGACGCGCAAATCCTAGTTGTGGGGCGGGATGGTTGCAAGCGCAACCAAGCCTTAGTCACCGCTGGATTCTGCTATTCTATTCTTTAGCGAATCACGGCGAGGGGCGCATGACGGAACCGGCAGACTTAGCAACCGCGATAGCGACGGAAGTTGCAAAACAAATTCCCGTCAAAGATGCCTATGACGACGCCGTGAAGCCCGGTGCTCAACAAGTCGGCGGTCTCATTGAGGATATCGCCAAGACGATCCGCCTTGTTCTTGCCCCGCTTCAAATCACCGGAGCGCTTCAGGATAGATTCCGCGACTTCCTCGACACCTCTATTCGCCGCGTTCCGGAGGAAGACAGGCTTGCTCCTCCGCCCCAGGTCTTGGGGCCGGTTCTTGAAGGGATACGGTATGAGCCAAGCGATAGTCCGATAACCGAGATGTTTTCGAGACTTCTAAGCACAAGCATGAACCAGAGGCGTGTTCAAGACGCGCATCCCGCATTTTCATTGATAGTAAAGCAACTTTCGTCCGACGAAGCGAGCTTGCTTAATACCATGTGGAATTTATGGAAAGATGAGCAACGATCCTACCGTCAACATACTTATCAAGCACTCGACCGGGCAGCCAATAGCTTTCTGGATTCTGTAATCGAGCTAGATGAAACTCCCGACCAGCATCTAACGTTTCCCGAAAACATCGGCTTTTATATTCAGCACCTTCAGGCGTTGGGCGTTGCGGAAATGTTCTATGCCGATCAAAAGCCAGTCTATGACACGGACGAAGGCCACGTTGGCCGCATCCAAGTTGGTATTCGTCATTTCATGGAGTTTCGACTTACGGACGTGGGTAGGAAGTTCATGGCGGCCGTTAGTGATCATTAAAGACAAGTTGGTTGCGTCAGGGCTTCACCGAGGCTATAGAACGATAGAAATTTGTAACAAAAAGCAAGCCGTTCCAAGGTTACAAAGAGTGGAAATTATCGTTGAAAATCAACGATATATACGATTTCGAATCTCTCCACTCCGACCACGTCCGGCGGGCGAAAAGCCCGGAAACTCAAGGTTTCCAGTAGGTTCAGCCCAGCTTTCTGTTACAAACCTCGTTACAAACAGGGTGCTGACAGATGGCTGGAAACAACAAATACCTCCTGAACCGCAATGGGCGCTACTTCGCCCGAATCGTCATCCCGAAAGACCTTCGGCCCTTCCTCGACAACAAAACCGAACTTCGCGCACCTCTCGGCGCTGATCGGCGCACCGCGCAGGCACGGCTTCATACGGCCGTGGCAGAGCTTCAGGCGCGCATAGCCGTAGCCGAACGGCGCAAGGCACTGGCAAAGGGTGAGGCCATCACGCCCGGTCGGTATCCGCTTCCCGTCGATCAGATCGCCCTTCGGAACTACAACGAACGTCTCGCCTTCGACATGGAGCTTCGGAACACCAAGCCGGCCTATGCCCGGATCGGCATTGATGATCGCCTCATTGAACTGCTTCGCGAAGGCATCGCTGGTGCGCTGGACGATACCACGCTCGAAACCCTCGTCGGTGATCGGATTGAACGCTATCGCCGGCTAGGCAACACGACCGTCGTCTTCGGCTCGGTCGAATGGCGAACGCTGGCGCGCGCCCTTTGCGTCTCGGAACTGGAAGCGCTCGGCCGGGCGATGGAGCGCCATGACGGCGACTTCACCGGCCAGCCTGAACACCCGATGCTCGCCGCAGCCGTTGAAGCCGATCCGGTCGCGGAAGACGTGTCGGCGGCTGAGTTCAACAGTCTGACCTTCGAAGCCGTGATTCAGGAGAAGGAACGCCTGACTAGCATGGGGTTAGGCGGCAACACGAAATCCGCCTCGACCTTGGAGAAATATCGTCAGACGGTCTATGATTTCGAGCATCATCGCCGCAGCAAGAAAATTGCGACCGTCACCCTTGAGGAAGGCGAGGCATGGCGCAACGCCATGCTTGAGGCGGGAAAGCTGTCCCGCAAGACCGTCCGCGACAAGTTGGCCGCGATCCGGGCAATCCTCACATGGGGACAGGAGCAATGCCGGGGTAAGCTCTTCCCTAGCACGCCGAAAGGGACGCCCTTCGACTATCTTGAACTGCCCGTCGCCGAAGTGAAGGATAGCGCCACCCGAACCTATACCCTTGAACAGGCCCGCAAGGTGCTTGAGGCCGCACGGCAGCAGACAGACCGGCCGAACTTCCGCTGGATACCGTGGTTGCTCGCCTATAGCGGAATGCGCGTCGGCGAGGCGCTGCAATTGGAGAAGGCCGACTTATTCGAGCTTCAGGGTAATTGGTTCGTCCATATTCGTGTCGGTGAAGGCCGCACGACCAAGACCCGTAAAGGCCGCAAGGTTCCAATCCATCAAGCACTTATTGCCGAAGGCTTCATCGAGTTTGTGAAGTCGCGGCCGGCCGGCAAGCTGTTCCCCGGCACCTTCCAAGATCAGCGCATACGCGAATGGCTGAAGGAAGGCCCATTGAAGGGCTATGACGATACCCCGCCGCCGAACCATGCTTTCCGGCACCTGTTTGAGGACGCCCTATTCGGCGACGTAAACCACAAGGCCGCGCTCTATATCGCCGGCCGGTCCTCTGGATCGTCGGCAGACGACTACGGCGGCAGCGACTTGAAGCTCTTGGAGCTTGCCGCCCAAATGAAGAAGGTGCGAAAGATCGTCGAAATATGAAATAAATCCTAAATGTGATAGGAATTTATTCACTTTCGGGATTCACAAGCGAGTCCTGATATGAGATTCTGTCCTCAAGTTGAATTGAGGACGGATTCTCGGTGCTTGCAGGTTTGAAGAACGCGCTCGGCTTTGGCAGTGAGAAGAAGGCGCAATCTATCGAGAATATCCTTCTCGAAATTAAGAACGCTGCATCTGGCATCAATGTCACGCCGCGCAATGCTACCGAAGTTCCGGCCGTTTCTTGCGCCGTTGGTATCATTTCCGAGAAGTCCGGCGACCTTCCTGCCAAGCTCTACCATCGGGAGACCCGAGTTGCTGCCAAGGACCATCCGGCCTATCGGCTGATCCACGACGAGGCCAGCCCGTTTGTTAGCGCCTCGCAGCTTCGCATTGACCTGACCTATGACGCGCTGCTTTGGGGCAACGGCTACGCTTTCGTTGTCCGGTCTTCCGACGACCGTCCCTTGAGCTTGCAGCGCCTTGAGCCGTGGACTGTCCAGAACCGGACCTACGACGACGGCACGCCGTTCTATGTCGTCACCACGGTCGATGGCCCGGCACAATACGAATACACCGATATTCTTCACCTTCAGCCCTTCGACAAGATCGCGCCGATCTATACCGGCCGCAAGGCGATTGCCCTTGCCATGGCATTCGAGCGCCATCTTGAAAGCCTTCTGGCGAATGGTGGCCGGCCGTCCGGCATCATCACTGCGAAGAGGATGCTGGAAGCGGACGCGAAGAAGAAGATCGCTGAAAGCTGGTTTTCCACCCATGGCGGGAAGAATGCCGGTGGCACTGCTATCCTTGATGAAGAGATGGGCTATCAGCAGCTTGCGATGACCTTGACGGACGCGCAGTTCGCCGAGAACCGCCTTGAGCAAATCCGCGAAATCAGCCGCGCTTTCCGTATCCCGCCGACCATGCTTTTCGAGCTTACGCGCGGAACGTGGTCGAATACCGAAGAAATGTCCCGGCAGTTTTACACGCTCACGCTGAAGCCGTGGTTGACCGCATGGACGTGGGCCTATTCGCGCGTGCTGCTTACGCCGGCAGAGCGCGATGAATTCTATATCGAATTCATCACCGACGACCTTCTCACGACCGACTTCATGAAGCGGGCCACGGCGCTCGGCCAGTATCGCAGCATGGGCGCGCTCACCGGCAACGAAGTCCGCGCCATGCTCAACATGCCGCCGCACCCGGACGGCGACAGCCTTTCCAATCCGCACATCACCACGACCACCACGACCGGCCCGGCACCGTCTGCGCCGAAGGAAGAAGCATGATTTCCCATACCGCCTATTTCGGCGACGGCGTGAAGACCTTCACCCTGACCGACCCCATGATTGAGGAACTTCAGCGCAAGACCGACCTTGGCATCGGCGCGCTGTTCCTGCGCATGACGGCCTCGCAGTTTCACGTTGCCGATATTGTCGAAATCATCCGGCTCGGCCTGATCGGGGGCGGCACCAATCCGCAGGAAGCGCAGCGCCTTGTTGACGCTTACGCGAAGGATCGTCCGTTTGATGAGACGTTCCCGCTCGCCCTCGACATTCTCGACGCCCGCTGGAGCGGCAAGCCGGAAGCCCCGGCAATCCCCCAGGACGATTTGCGACAGGCCGCAGCAGCCGGCGACATGAGCGCCGCCATCAATGAAACCCTGAAGGAGACCGGGCTTTGACCGACACCGGCACGCTCGAAATCAAGGCCGAAGTCTCCATTGACGACGCTGGCACCGTGACCGGCATCGCGTGGCCGTTCGGCAAGCCTGACACCTACGGCGACCTTATCGAGCCGACCGCTTTCCGCTTCGCCGCAGAAGTGCCGATGATTGTCGAGCATGAACAGCGGCAGGTTGTCGGCATCTGGAATTCCCATGAAGTCACCGACAAGGGCCTTGAGGTAAAGGGCCGCTTGTTCGTTGAGGGCGTCGGCCCGGCCCGCGAGGCGCGCCGTCACCTTGTCGCCGGTAGCATGGCTGGCCTGTCCATCGGCTACCAGCTTCATGAGCATAAGGCTCGCCCGGAAGGCGGGCGTGTCCTCACCGATCTCACCATCACCGAAATTTCGCTCTGCCGTCGCCCGGTCCATCCCGCCGCGCGCGTCACCGAAGTCAAATCCATCATCGAAGGAAACAGCATGGAAAACGAACTGAAGCAGGAACCGGAAACCAAGGCCGATCCGGTCGCATCCCCGGAAGAAGTGAAGGCGCTCAAGGCCCGTATGGATGCCTTCGAGGCCAAGGCGAACCGCATTCGCGGCGTCAACGACAACCACCCGGCCGGCGCAAACGACAACAGCGAGAAGAAGGCGCTGGAATCGTTCATGCGCACCGGCTCGGTTGCCGAAGTGAAGGCCATCGCGTCCGACAACAATCTCGACGGCGGCTATTTCGTCCTGCCGACGACCGACAACACCATCCGCAATCTGCTTACGGACCTGTCCCCGCTGCGCGGCCTCGCCGAAGTCGTCAACATTTCGGGCAGCGTCTATGAACGCTTCTATTCGAAGGGCAAGCGCGGCGCGCGGTGGGTTTCCGAACGTTCCGACCGTCCGCAGGATACGGCAACGCCGGACCTGATCAAGCATGCCTATGGCGTTGCCGAACTCTACGCGGCCCCGACCGCAACGCGCACCCTGCTTGAAGACTCTGCTGTCGATCTCTCCGGCTGGCTGATCAACAACGCGGTTCATGACTTCGCCGAGACCGAAGGCGAATCGTTCCTGACCGGCGACGGTGCGGACAATTCGCCGAAGGGTCTCCTGACCTACGCCACGGCCTCGGAAAAGGACTTCACCCGCGAATGGGGCAAGTTCCAGTATGTGCCGGTGGGCGCAACCGCCCCGACCGACAAGCAGCTTACGGATTCCCTCATCAAGCTCGTCGCCACGCTGCGCCGCCCCTACAAGGGCAATGCCGTCTTCCTCATGAACAGCAACACCGCCGTCCGCCTGCGCCAGATCGTGGACGGGAACGGCCGCTACCTCTGGGCACCGACCGGCAACCTCATCGAAGGCGTTGAGCATCCGCTTCTCGGCTATCGCGTCGAAATCGAGGAAGGCATGCCCGATATCGGTTCCGGTGAGCATCCCATTGCCTTCGGCGACTTCCGGCAGGGTTACGTCATCGTGGACCGGCAGGGCGTGCGCGTCGAGCAGGATTCCACCACGCAGAAGGGCAAGATCATCTTCGACACCTACAAGCGTGTCGGCGGTGGTGCCGGTGACTTCAACGCCGTCAAGTTCCTCAAGATCAGCGCCAACTAAGGAGACCGGCCATGAAGGATACCTATCACGACAACAAGGCCGTGCAGGCGCTCGCCCCGGCCGTCGTCTCCGCAGCGGCAAACGGCGTTGCCGTTGACCTGGCTGGCTTCGACAGCGCGCTTTTCGTCATCAATACCGGCGCTATCGTCGGTGCTGGCGACTACGGCGTGAAGCTTCAGGAAAGCGACACGACCACCGACGCCGATTTCAGCGACGTTGCCGCTGCCGACCAGCTCGGCACGATCCCGGCCACGCTCGCCGCGAACAGCGCCTATCGCGTCGGCTATATCGGAAGCAAGCGCAAGCGCTATGTCCGCGCCGTCGTCACGAAGGCGGGCGGCACGTCCATCGCCCTCGGCGCAACGGTGGTTCTCGGCCATCCGGCAATCGCCCCGGTAGCGGCCTAATCCATGATCTACCAGCGGCCCGCATATGAAGAGGTGAAGATTGCGCACGGTGGCAACACCGTGACGCTTCGCCCTTCCTTGCGGGCCGCTGTCACCCTTGAGGCCCGTTACGGCTTCCCGGCACTGTTCCGAGCGCTGGACGAACTCAACTTTACAATTATCGCAGATACCATCCTGACCGCTTCGTCCTCGGGGCAGGATGGCGCGGCCTTCCTTCGTTCAGAAGCGGCGGGAAGGCCGCTCTCCTCATTCTTCATCGCCGTGCGCCAGCCGCTCGCCGAACTCATTTCCATGTTCATGCCAGCTCCTGTCCAATCGTTGGACACGGCACCGCGCACCGGCAAGCCTTTGCCATGGGCTGACCTCTATCGCGACCTCTACGACGTTGCGACGGGATGGCTCGGCTGGACGCCGGAAACCGCGTGGAACGCCACGCCGACCGAAATCACCCGCGCCCATGCCGCTCATATCGAGAAGCTGAAGTCCATTCACGGCAGCGCCGACGACAAGGACAAAAGCGCCAAGACCGCGCCGGACGCCGATCTAACCGAACGCCTCAATGCCGAAGGCCTAGACCCCGAATTTGATCGCGCCGGCCTGCGCGCCCTCAAGGCCAAGATTGCGAGTAGCTAACCCATGATGCGCACCATTCATCTTCACGGCTCTCTCGGCGAGAAATACGGAAAGAGCTTCAGGCTCGCCGTCACCACGGCGGCAGAGGCCATCCGCGCCCTTACGGCCAATTTCCCCACCTTCATGAAGGACATTCGCGACGGCATTTGGCACGTTGTTCGCGGCAAGGATATCGACAAGGGCCTGTCCCTCGACGAGGATCAGGTGACGAGCTTCAAGCTCGGCAAGGGCGACCTTCACATCGTTCCCCATGTCGCCGGCTCCAAGCGTGGCGGGCTTCTCAAGGTCATTCTCGGCGTTGCCCTCGTAGGCGCGGCATTTGCATTTACAGGCGGCGCACTCGCCGCTCAAATGTCGATTGGTGGCGCAAGCCTCGGCGTCACCGGTAGTCAGGCCGCACTTCTCGGCGTGGCCGTGGCACTGTCCGGTGTATCGTCGCTTCTGGCACCCGAAGAGAAGGCAGAGGAAGACAAGTCCAACAGCTTCACCATGTCCGGCCCCGGCAACACCTACGATCAGGGCAACCCGATGCCGCTCGTCTACGGCGAGGTGATTACGGGCGGCCAGCTTATTTCGGGTGGCATCGATATCGACCGGATTGCAGTTACCGGCAGCGGTGGCGGTTCCGTAGGGTCGGGCGGGAAGAAGTAATGTCCGGCCTTCGACCGCCCCGCCTTTGCACTTGTGGCGCAATCGTGCCGCACGGCATCCGTTGCGCTTGCCAGATCGCGGCGACACGCGCCCGCAATCAGCGCCATGATGCCCTTCGCGGCTCGGCGTCGTCGCGCGGCTATGATGCGGAATGGCGTCGGGAAAGCCGCACCTACCTGCTTCAGCATCCCTATTGCGCAGAGTGCGCCCGCAACGGCATCCGCACCGTGGCAACCCTTGTCGATCATGTCGCTTCCATCCGGCTCGCCCCCCATCGTCGGATGGATCGCACGAACTGGCAGAGCCTTTGCACGCCCTGCCATAGCTCATGGAAGCAACGGCAGGAGCGCGCACTATGACGCCCGCCGAACGCGCCCGCCAGATCGATAGGGAAGAGTTTGCGGCAGAGTGCGCAGCTATCCGGCAGCGCGCATACGCCCGCTTCGGTATCAAGCCCCAGCCGGACAAGCGCGTCCTCGGCTGGATTCAGCGACAGGAGCCGAAGGGCACTATTAAGCCCAACTTCACCCCTCCGCCGAAGCGTGTGCAAAAGGCACGCCGGCCTTACGCTCGCACCGCCAAGCTCTACACTGCCTTCGGCCACACGCGCACGCTGACCGAATGGGCGACCGAAACTGGCATGTCCCGTAACACGATCCGCAACCGGCTCAACATCGGCTGGACGCTTGAGGATGCTCTGACGCGAGAAGTCCAGAAGCACGCCGCTGCGAAGGCGCGTGCTGCCCTCGCAGCGGATGCGGGCGTGAAGCTTGAGACCATGAGGACGCGCCTCAAGCGTGGTTGGAATGTGGAAGACGCCGTAAGCGCGAAGCCGAAGGTGACGCGCTCCATGCTCGCCCGCAAGAGCCAGATCAATCCCGCAACGGTATCAAGCCGCCTTCGCCGTGGCTGGACGCTGGAACGCGCCCTGACTGAACAGGCAGGCACCACGATGGGCCGCAACTCGCACCGTCCGAAGACGGGACCGGGGGTGGTTTCCAACTTGTCAGCGCCGTTAGGGACCGGCGGGGGGAGTCACGCATGAGATTGCGTCCATATAACTTTTTCATGAGTGAAGGCTAATTCAGTATGGGTATTGTCACCCTTTCATTCTTCAAGACCCACCTCGGAACCGACGATTTGCTAGACGTTGACGCCCTTGGCGCGCTCGGCAACGCGACGGACGAACTGCTTCAGCACTATCTCGACGCGGCCGAAGAATGGGCTGTTTCCTGCCTCGGAAAGCCCATTTCCGACTTCAATCCGGTGCCTGCATCTATCAAGCAGGCCGTCTGCATGATGGCCGCGCACCTCTATCAGAACCGGGAAGCGGCCCTTGTCGGCGTCAATGTCTATGCATTGCCGCATGGCGCGGCCGATTTCTTGCGCCCGTATCGCGTGGAAGTGACCGGCCATGTCGCGGAATAAGAGCCTCACTGAACAGTCGGCGGCGCTGGCGAAGCGCCTTGAAGCCATCCCGCAGGAAATCCTTGAGGCCCTTCGCCCGGCGCTCATGAAGTCTGGCGAAGAGGTTGCAGCAGCCGCAGCGGCTTTCGCCGAAGCGTCCCGCGATACTGGCGCGCTCATCGACAGCATCGCCGTGACCGGCCCGGGTGAGACCACGCCTGCCTATGCCGAAGGCGGTGGCCGGCGCACCGCCGGACCTAATCAGGTTCTCGTCACCGTGGGTAACGAGAATATGCGCCACGGCCATTTTGTCGAGTTTGGCACCGTCAAGCAGGAGCCGCAGCCGTTCCTTCTGCCGGCTGTCCGAACCATGAAGCCCCGTTTTGATCGCCGCATGAACCGCACGGTTGCGGCTGAAGTGAAGAAGTATAATGCCCGATGATTGAACCCTCCCTTGCCCTTCAGGCCGCTATCGGCAACGCCCTTGCCGCAGACCCGGCCGTCACCGCCCTT